TTAATATTAATTGAGGTTAAAAGATTTAATAATTATTTAAAAGGTGGCCAAAAAATAACATTAGAAAGAATAGCAGATTCTTGGCATACTTCAAAAGCAATAATATTAGAAGTTAAACATAATTTTAAAAATCCTGAAAAAGATATTATATTAAGAAATTGTATAACAAAAAAAATATATTATAAAAAAAAATGGTTTAAAGTTGATGAAAGTATAATGGTAACTTTAAACAAAATTAAGACTAAATGGAATATAACTAAATTAAACTTATGACAAACACAATAGATAAATTTTATGAATTAGGAATCAAAGTAAAAAATCAATCAGGAAATCAAAAAACAATATGTCCAAAATGTGGACCGACACGTAAAAACAAAAGAGATAAATCTTTGTCTGTTAATGTACAAACAGGTTTATATAATTGTCATAATTGTGGGTATTCTGGAAATGTTAATTTTATGGAAAATGAATATGTAAGGCCTGAAATAATTAAAAGTCAATTGTCTCAAAAGATTATTGATTATTTCAAAAGTCGAGGTATAAGCGAAGCAACCTTAAATTATTGGAAAATAACTGAAAGTTTAGAGTTTATGCCACAAAGTGGGAAAAAACAAAAAACAATAAATTTTAATTATTATAGAGACAATAGTTTAATAAATATTAAATACAGAACAGCTGACAAACATTTTAAAATGGTTTCAGGTGCTGAATTAGTTTTTTATGGTCTTAATAATTTAAAATTAGAATCTGAAACATGTTATATAGTTGAAGGTGAAATAGACGCTTTAAGTTTATATGAAGCAGGAAATTATGTTGTTTGTTCAGTTCCAAATGGAGCAAGTAAAGGAAATCAAAATTTAACTTATTTAGATAACTGTTATGAATACTTTAAACCATTTAAAAAAATAATATTATGCACTGATAACGATGGACCAGGAATTGCATTAAGAAATGAATTAGCAAGAAGACTTGGTTACTATAGATGTTTATATGTCGATTTTAAAGACTTTAAAGACGCTAATGACATATTAGTAGCTAAAGGGGCTGAAGAATTAAGAAAGGTCCTTAAACAAGCTAAAAACTATCCTATTGAAGGTGTTTTAAATATTGACGACATATGGAAAAGTGTTTTGAGCTATTCTGAAAATGGAATTACTAATTATTCTTTAGACCTTGGTGAATCAGATAATTTTTATAATATGGCTTTTGGTGAATGGACTGTAGTTAGTGGAATTCCTAATGCTGGCAAGTCAGATATTATAGACCAAATACTGGTTAACATGGCTAAACGTTATAGTTTTAGAAATGCAATCTTTAGTCCTGAATCGTTTCCTTATGAGGGGCACATAAAAAGAATAGCAAATAAACTAAATGAAAAAAATTGTACAACAGACGATTTAAATAACTCAAAGTCTTTTATAAAAGAATATTTTAACTGGATTAAAATAGATTTAGCTAATCTTACTTTAAAAGGCATTTTAGACGCGTTTAAGGAACTTGTATTTCAAAAAGGTATTAAGATATGCGTCATAGACCCTTATAACATGTTAGACCACTCTGCACAAAGAGACTTTAGCTATATAGGAAAACAATTAAGCTTAATAACCCAATTTGTTCAGCAAACAAATACTCATTTATTTTTAATAGCACACCCAAGAAAAATTGAATCTGAAAATGGTATATTCAAAAAACCTAATTTATATTCAATTAGTGGGTCAGCAGACTTTTTTAATAAGGCATATAATGGAATGATTATTTATAGGTGCATAGGCCATAAAACAAAATATAAAAGCGACTTAGTTAAAGTATATATTGAAAAGGTTAAGCGTAAAGAAAATGGCCAATTAGGTAATTTTGATTTAGCACCTGATTTTTTTAATGGTGGTTGCTATAAGCCTATTGATAAAACAGGTAAAAAGATTCAAATAATTAAAGACAACGAAGTTCCTTTTTAAATGAAAATTGATATTTATTTTGACGGCATATTAATTGGATTTACTTACTATCCAGCTGAAAATGTAAACGATTTTAATGAGGTTAATTTATATATATTATTTATAAGAATTACTATATGGTGGACATAAAATTAAAAGCAATTAGCTGGTGTATTAAGAATAATATTAAGGTTTATATTAAACCTCTTCGTAATATAAAAGAAGTAAAAGTTGAAATAAATAATAAAGGACAGCTTATAACCAGTCCTAAACTATATAAGAATCAACGTATCGCGTCCGAAAAAGTTTGGGACCTTTATATATATCTGTATAAAAAATATAACAAATAAGGCTATTCAAAAGGATTGCTTATTTTTGTCATATGTCTGCACAAAAGTTTACAGCTAAAAAAAGAGCAATGATTAAAGCCTTAGAGGCTTCACTGGGTATTGTTACGACCGCATGCAAAAACGCAAAGGTCAGTAGAAGAACCTATTATAATTGGCTTAAAGAAGATGAAGCTTTTAAAGAAGCTGTTGAGGACATTCATAATATCTCATTAGACTTTGCAGAATCTAAATTGTATGACCTTATTAAAGACGATAATGTTACGGCTACTATATTTTATTTAAAGACCAGAGGTAAGAAGAGAGGCTATATAGAGAGGCAAGAGTTATCGGTTGAGGGTGAGGTTAAATCAAAGTTAATAGAATGGCGTCCGGCCGAATAGATGTTAAAGGAATATTGTAACAAACAATTTTATCAATTAGTTAATTCTAATAAGAGAATCGTAATACTTCAAGGCGGTGCTCGTAGCGGTAAGACTTATAGCTGCTGTCAATACTTAATTTATAGAATCGTAAATGCTGAGCAGCCTTTAACTATCACAATAGTTAGAGCTTCAATGCCATCTCTAAGGAGGTCTGTAATGAGAGATTTTTTTGGTCTATTAGAAAAGCTTGGAATATATTATTTAGGCAAGCATAATAAGTCTGAGAATACTTGGACATATCAAAACACAATTGTTCAAATGATTAGCAGCGACGAGCCAATGAAATTAAGAGGAGCTAAACATGATTTAGTATTAATGAATGAGGGTAATGAAATCGATTATGAAACCTTTAAGCAAATCAATATGAGGACAACAGAAAGAATTATAATAGACTTTAATCCGAGTGACGCCGTGAGCTGGTTATACTCTGAGCTTATAGACAAGGAAGACCCAGACGTTGATTTTTTTATTAGCACCTGGAGAGACAATAAATTTCTTCCTGATACAGTTATAAATGAAATTGAAAAATTAAAAGAAAGAGACGCTGACTATTATAATGTTTTTGGATTAGGTCAAAGAGCTGTATTTAGTCAGAGACAAATATATACAAACTGGAAATATATACCTCACTCAGAATTTCCAGATATTGAATATCATTTAGGCTTAGACTGGGGATTTAGTGCAGACAATACTGGAATTGTTTTAGTAGGAAGAAAGCAAGACCAATTATATATTCATGAAGTTATGTATCGCAGAGGAATGACAAATGCAGACATAGCTAATTACATAAAAGAAAAAAAGCTCCAAGAGCATTTAATTATTTATGATTCAGCTGAACCAAAAAGTGGAGAAGAATTAAGAAGGCATGGGTTAATGGCTAAGGCAAGTATTAAAGGGCCGGGAAGTGTTAATGCGGGGATTAGTAAAATAAAAGAGATGGAAGTCTTTGTAAGTAAAGAATCTAAAAATATATTTAAAGAACAACAAAGTTATTTATGGGAAGAATTAAAAGACGGAACTATAATAAATAAACCAGTTTCAAGCGCCCCTGAACACTTATTAGACGCAATTAGATATGTAGTCTACACTAAGTTTAAATATCGCGATACGTTCTTTGTAATTTGATAATTCAAATTTTTGTATTTTTGCTAATAAAATATTTTATCCTATGGGGTTAATTGACAATATCCGAAACTACATTTTAAAAAATTCACAAAAAACTTCGGAAGAATATAATAAGGCTATTTATAATTGGTTAGGTAATTCAGTTATATGGAACGCAGAAAACGATGACACCTATATAGACAAAGGCTATAGGCAAAATTCTACAATTTATTCTTTAGTAAATATCATTTCAAAAGCAGCTACAACAATCCCATTTCAGGTCTATGAAAAAGTAAATGAAAATAATTATAAAAGATACAAGTCTTTAACCTCTGGAACTGCAGACGCCTCCGCTTTATTTCAAGCAAGATTATTAAGAAAAGATTCAATGGTTGAGCTGGAGGGAACTGAGCTGCACGAATTATTAAACCGACCGAATCCCGCACAAAGTTACAATAGCTTTATGTCAGAGTTATTAGCTTTTGGATTACTAACCGGGAACCGTTACATTTATGGAATTGGCCCAGACACTGGGGTTAATATTGGTAAGTATAAGGAGCTTTATATTTTGCCCTCACAAAAAATGGAAATAATCTCAGGAGGATTAATGCAGCCTGTAAAAGAATATGCCCTTCAATATAATGGCACTTATAAAATTCCAGCAGAATCAATTTGTCATATTAAAGATTTTAATCCATATTACGACGGGTCAGGTTCAAATCTTTATGGGCAGTCTCCATTAAAAGCAGGTCTTAGAAGCTTAACTACAAATAACGAAGCTGTTCAAACAGGCGTTAAATATTTACAGAATCAAACTGCAAGGGGTATATTAACAACACAAGAAGAAGACGGGATAACAGAAGTTCAAGCGCAACAATTAAAAGATAAATTTAGAGCAGCCCATCAAGGCTCAAGAAATGCTGGTGATATATTAATTAGTCCTAAGAAAATGAGCTGGGTGAACTTTGGTTTAAATGCTTCTGACCTTTCGTTAATA